TTATAACGCTTAAGAGGAATAGCATATGGCAATCATAACGAGATCTGAGGTTAAGACGCTGATCCAGGAAACGGGGACTGATCTTGACGATATCATCGATGCTCTGATCCCCGTTGTCCAGAACTACCTCGTCGAGAACAACTATGTCGTGTACAAGAAAACGAATATCAAAATCGAGGATAGTGACGCATTGACCTTCGATGCCGACGCGAATACGATCACCGATGCTGACGAGGGATTCGTCGACGAAGAGTTTGCCGCTGATATGGATATCCTCATCGAAGGGTCGAAAGCGAATAACGGCGTGTATACGATCGAGACAGTCGCGGCGGGCACGCTGACGATCTCAAGCGCAACGTCACTCATGGACGAGGCCGCGAACGACGAGTATCCGATATCGATCTATCATATTCAATGGATCAAGGGAACACAGATCACCGTTGCGCGGATGATTTACTACGATATCAAGCAGATGAAAAAGAGCGGGATACAATCGGAAAGCTATGGAGAAGTGAACATCACATTTGCAACGATCAACAATCGAGGGTATCCCATGTCATTGATCGGCGGGCTATGCCGCAGGGTAGTAACGAAATGATACAGCTCGAACTATCATCGAATGCAAATGAGGTTGTCGCGAGGCTCGGACGTTTACATCCGCTGATATCGCAGGCGATCATCAAGGCGCTGAAGGAAGCATCGCTCGTCGTTAAAACTCAGGCGAAAATGCTTGCTCCAGTACGTACCGGACATCTTCGGGCGAGTATCGGGAGGCGAGTCGAGGGACTTCGACAGGAGGCCTATGTCGGATCGAACGTCGAGTATGCAGAGTACCAGGAGTATGGTACGAAATACACGGCAGCACAACCGTATCTCCGACCTGCACTCGAACAGAACGTTGACAATATCCGGGATTTCTTTATTCGTGAAATAAATCTTGCGATCGAGAGGGTGTAAATGTCACAACGAGAGAACATAATCGCTGACATAGTCACGACACTCGAAACCATTACGAAGGCAAACAGCTATACATACGATATCAATACCGTCACACGAGACGTTAAACATTTCCGCGAACTCAACGGATATCCCTCGATCTTGGTACTTAATGGGGGACAGGCTTATGAGCCGGAGGATGTCGGCGCAGCCTATCTCCGATCGAATCTGATTGTCCGGCTCCGGGGCATGGTAAGAGCGACCTCGGATATCGAGACCGTGGCAAACAACTTTCTTGACGATATCGAGACCGCGCTCTGTGCCTCTACTTCGAGACGGCGTGGAGATTATGCAGAGGATACACTGCCTCAGGCCGTTCGTATGTATGACGGTAAGGATGACGATATACAGATTTTCGATTTTGATTTTGAGATCTGGTATAACTATTTATACGGGAGTCCATAATGCCAAGAGTAACCGTTTTAAAAGAGTTTCGGTCGAAATACGATGGAGCGATTCTCAAGAAGAAAGACGAAGGGAAAATGTGCAATCTCTCGGATCGAGATCTTGACGAGATATCGAAACGCTCCGGGGGTCCTTATGTCAAGGTAGAAAAGTCATACAAACGAGACGCGAAGACGGACAAGATCGTCATGGACGACGCGAATGAAGTTAAACCGTACAGCAAAGAGATAAAAGACGTGGACCCTCGGTGACGTGGAGCGATTTTCGAGACCGGCACAAAAACGAGACGATATATGTCATCGGTGGCGGTACATCGCTCCGGGATTTTCGGTGGAGTCTGATCATGGATCGGTTGACTATGGGATGTAATGAGCACGTTTTGCACATGCCGTTTATCCCGAATTATTATTATCAGATGGACTGGAATAAATCGATTGATTGGTTCTTTGAAGCGGTCAAGCATTTCCCATTGATACGATTCGTCGATCCTCAATGTCACGAGGACAAGGACTATATCTCGGTTCCCCGGCTTCCCCAGGATGACGAGACGCTATTCTCGGAGAAGGGGATCGGATACGCGACATTCTCAATCATCTGCATGGTCGAGATTGCCGTATATATGGGATGCGCTCCGATCATCTTGCTCGGCGTCGATCTATATGAGGACGGAGAATACGAGTATTTCTGGAGACGGCATTGCTATTTATATCATACGAAAGAGCATCTGGCCACTATGAAAAAAAGATTGGTTCAACAGTTTAAACGATTTCGAGAACTCGGCGATCGCGTCCGGGTAGCGAATAAAGACAGCTTGCTTGTCACAAAAAGAATACTGAAATATCAGGAGGTTACGTAATGGCTTTAGGAATTGGCGCATACACAGAGGCCGCGATCGTCGAGGAGGCTACATATGCAGCCGGTCCCCCGACCAGTGGATATGATACCTTTCTCGAACTGAGAGCGGAGGAATCTGTACAGAAGAATCAGGAAAAGATCGACGGTGACTATCTCATGGGGGCTCCGATCCTGTACAAGACTTTCAACGGTGTCGAGGCTCCGGCGGGTGTGATCCCGATCGTGGCGAATCCGGATAATATCTCGTTGCTGATGTTCCTCTCACTCGGCGCAGAAGCGGCAATAGCACAGGTCGGATCAACGTCTGCATACGATCACGTATTCACTCCGGCAGCTTCGGGAACTGATCTTGAGAGTTTTGCTTATGAGATCCATCGGGATCTTCACGCTTTTCAGTATGTCGGGGGAAAGGTTAATTCGTTTACGGTTAAGGCAGCGAAGGGATCGTTCATTCATGCTGATTTCGAATGTGTTTTTCAACAGGAAGACGACACGCACTCATGGTCGGACGCTGTCTCGTTAAGTTCAAAGATACCGTATTCATTCCATATGGCAACGCTGAAAGTAGCTGACTCGGCAGTGGCATTCGTCAATAGCTGTGAAATTACACATTCATGGAATCTTGATCTTGACGGATGTCATCGAATGGACGGCAACGCTTATATTGGCGATCCCAACAAGACAGTCGAGACGATCACCGGGACTCTCGGATGCGAATGGACATCAACATCAGATGTTCTCCGGGATGCATATCTCGACAATACGGCGAAGCAGATCTCGCTTGAGCTCGTGAGTACCGAGACGATTGAAACCGGCTATTACTACAGCTTCGAGGTCGATATTCCTATCACCTACATCATCGGCGATCCGCCGGTTGTGAGTGATCGAGGCCGGATTCCGTTTACTGTGAATTTCAGGGGTGCATACGATAGCACGAATAACATCGTGGTGACGACTCGTGATGCAAGAGATAGTACCTGGAAGATATAAGGATGGGTCATGGGTAAACTTTTCGCTATTCGAATGATCTGGAGGCGTAGACTCAAGAGGGTCTTTTTCCTGATCAAACAATTTTTGAGGTAAAACTAATGAGAATTGATGTAAAGAGCCTGAGAGAGACACGGAGAACGAAAGAGGTTGATATTGCTCCGTTCGTTTCGGAAGAGGTCGCGAAGAAAGCAGGCGGGAAAATCATTATCGAATTGAGGAGCCTGACCACGAAAGAGCGTGACGATAACATGGGCGTTCTCTCCAGATACACGGCATTTGACAAGAATACAGCGGCAAGTCATTTTGATAATCCCGAATGGGTACATGAAAGCCGGATACAACTTCTGCTCGTAGCGGTGAACTCGAAACGAGAAGATTTCCCATTTGAGTCGTGGGACCGTAAAACGATTGATGAAATTGATGAAGCTTGTCCTGATCTGCTCGTATTCCTCGGCGATGAATTGGAGGATATGAACCGCCCTTTGCCGAGCAAGAAATCGACGAAATAAGACAGGTCGCAAATATCTGGTTCCGGGGATTAGAACCAGGAACAGAAGAGGCAAAGTGGTACTTCGTAAAATGGGGACGGTATTTTCAGCTATTTGATACCATCCGGGATGCTTACGGGAATTATTTTCATTTCCCGGATGCAGGCGGATATAACGATCAGAATTCGATCACCATGGATATATTGGCCGTAATGAGGCCGGTCTATAAACAAGTATTGAACGAAAAGGCGAACGAAAATGCCAAGTCGTGACATGAAAGCAGAAGTCAAGATCACAACAAAGGACTTGACCGGACCAGGTATCAAAAGCGCAACAGCAAAACTTCAAGGGTTTGGGAAAAGTCTATCTTCTATCGGAAAAAAGATGAGCATGTTTGTGACTGCCCCTCTTGCAATACTCGGTGGCATCGCCCTCAAAACAGCCGCCGATTTCGAGAAACAACAAGTCGCATTTGAGACGATGCTCGGCAGTGCGGAGAAAGCAAAAGTACTCCTCAAGGATATTATAGATTTCTCCGCAAAAACTCCATTCAAACTCCCCGGACTGCAGGATGCAGCAGCCCGACTTCTTGGATTCGGAATCGAAGGAGAAAAAGTTGTAAATACTCTGAACATGCTCGGTAATGCGGCCCAAGGCGATCAGACTCGCCTTGATCGTTTGACGCTTGCATTCGGTAAACTTCGGGCAAAAGGAAAGGCAACCCTCGAAGAACTCAATATGTTCCTTGAGGCTGGGGTGCCGATTCTCGATGAGCTGTCCTCCATGTATAACGTGACGACCCAAGAGATGTTTGAAATGATCAGTAAAGGAAAGATCGGCTTTGAGGATGTGAACAAAGCTCTCACTAATCTTACAACTGGAACCGGAATGTATGCCGGGATGCTTGAGAAACAGAGCCAGACATTGAGTGGTCTTTTTTCGACATTATTAGACAATCTGAAACTCCTCGGTATGGAAATGATGCAAACGGTCTTGCCGCAGATTAAAGTGTTTGTTGGAAAGATAATGGCACTTGTCAAACATTTTCGAGAGATGACACCCGAACAGAAGAAGATGATCGTCATGTTTGCCGGTATTGTAGCAGCGATAGGCCCGGTATTAATGGCAATCGGTATGCTCGTGACAGCAATCGGTATGGTGATGAGCCCGATCACACTTGTCATTGTCGGTATAGCGGCTCTCGCTACTGCCGGAATCCTCTTGTACAAGAATTGGGACAAGGTATGTGCGTTTCTCAAGGCGATGTGGGAGGATTTAAAAAAGGTAGGAATAATTATATTCCAGTCGTTGAAACTGGCCGTGTTGACTTATGCACAGACAGTTCTCAAGGCAGTAACTATAATGGGACGGGCGCTTGGGAAAGTATTTGGATTCGAAGTTAAAAAGCTCGAAGACGCTCTCGAAAGTTTAAACGGCAAGGTAAAAGACACTTATGAAATAATTATCGATACCGCAACCGGAACATGGGAATCAGGAAAATACTTTGCAGGGTTCGGGGAGAAAATAAAGGAACTCGCCGGCAAACTAAAAGATGGAGTTATAACCCTCAAGGAGTTTATGGCTAGCCTCGGCGATATTCCGAGCGTGATGGAAAAGGCTGATAATACAATGGCGGCGTGGAACGGGACGGCTGATGATTCGTTAATGAAATGGGGCAAACTCAGAGACGGAACAGAGGAGGCATCTGGAGAACTCAGCGACCTTGCAAAGGAGATGCAAGGGCAAATTACAGTATGGGATGCTACCATTGATAAATGGGATACTTATGTCAGATTGATGAAAGACTCCGCTCATCCCATTATGGAGGTAAAAGAAGAACTCAGCGACCTTGCAAAAGCACTTAAAACAGCAGAAGAGGCTCTCCAGACAGCAGAAGATTTTTTTAGTGAGCATTGGCAAAACATGTGGGAGATCATGGGGGATCAAACTTTAAGTGGAGCGGATAAAGTTAAAAAAGTATTCCAGAATCTTCTTGCCGATTTACTGCGGATGTACGGCGACTATCTCAAGAAAATGGGCCTTGCAATGATGCTTCTTGACCCGGTGGCGGGGATAGGGTTTTTGGGGGCAAGTGCTCTTGCCTATATGGGTGCAGGTGCAATAGCATCGCTGAAAAAAGGTGGCGATTTCGTTACGAATGGTCCGCAACTTCTGCTCGTCGGTGACAATCCCTCTGGTCGAGAACATGTACGAGTAGATCCGCTTGATAGCAGAGGAAGCATGGGGCCGACCATTATAGTCCATGTCTATGGTAGCA